GCTCACGCAGTTCTTCTTCTTGCTGCTTGAGTTGCTCAAGCGCCATGAACTCAGCAAGGTCCGAGCCTCCACCTTTCTTGGTGGCAGACTCCTGAATCTTGGCTTTGTTGTCGAAGTAGTCGAAAACCCGAGTGCCAAGCTGGTGCAGTTCTTTGCCGTTGGCCAGAGCACCTTTTATTACAGCAAAGGCTGCGTTGGCAGCAGCAATTTCGGCCAGCATGGGTCAATTCTTTCCCTCGGCAAACATATTTACACAGTCACCACTGGTGCTGCACACGACATTGCGGAAACACCCGCTGGAATCATTGATGGGTCGAGAATCTCATTGGTTTCTTTATCCCGCAGTGCATGGATGCAGTAAGCCACCGTCTCATCGGTCAGCGCCTCAAGTTCATGAATCTTGTCCTTGTGGATGTAGATCATGTGCGGCGCAGTGAACTCGGTTGCTACACCTTCGACCGTGACTTTTAACTTACCCTTGGCAAGCAGCGTGAGATGGTCGAATTGGTGAGTGTGGCCAACTTCAATGTCGCCAGCTTTCTCAAAACGCATCATGCGCGAGTAGAGATTGGCGACACAGCCGATTTTTACGATTGGTTGACTCATAAGACGCTCCCGGGAATTTCGCCAGACGCTCCGGTTGCGGTTGCTTGCGCTCTCTCGGGGATTTCGGGCGGCGGAACGAATTCTGCAATTTGTCCGAACTCGCCGTTCATGGCGCGATTCCAAAGATCGGTGATGTGCCCAAGCACCCCTACCTCAACAATGTTGCAAGCGGTTGGGATGTAATTTTGATGTCCTTGAAACAAAACTTCCGCATCAAATCTGTCGGAGTCAGGGGAAGTCCAAGTCAAGTTTTTTGCGGACGCTATTACTGTGTTAATCATTTTAAGAAATCCTTCTAAAAAGAGCAGTCCAAAAATAGGTTGTGTTGTAACTTCCATCAAAAGTCGCCACTTCTGACGCTGAAAGTACCATCCAAGTTCCAACCCCAGCAGGCGTGAACGTAAAACTAACCCCACTACTAAATGCAGTAGTCCTGTTTCTAAGATCACCAGCAACGCCAACTTGGTTCTGAGACGGTCTCACGATTGCACCACCGGCTGTCTGATAAAACACGAAAGAACCACTTATCGTGTCTCCCACCATGAGATTCGAGCCAGTCGAAGTTCTAATGCCATAAAGAGTTGAACCTATTGAGGTGATTGAAGTTGGGTTTATCAGGGCAGCTGTGGTTTGCGTGGTTCCATCGGCAAAGCGTACGCCGTTGATAAACGTCTTGGTTCCACCAATATTCTGATCGCCAACTGTATAAACACCATTGGTTACACTTGATGCCGTCGTGGCTGTGGTTGCGTTTGTGGCGTTGGTAGCGTTTGTGGCGTTGGTAGCGTTCGTTGCATTTGTAGCAAAAGCAACCGATTGACCGCCGATGTTAGAGGACGTGATAAACGATCCACCAGAAGCGGGGTTGGATGCAAATGTGGCGTTCGTGGCGTTCGTGGCGTTCGTAGCGTTCGTAGCGTTCGTGGCGTTCGTAGCGTTCGTTGCAAAGGCAACCGACTGACTGCCAATGTTGGAAGACGTGATGAACGATCCGCCAGATTGTGGGTTTGTAGCCGTGGCTGCGTTTCCAGTTGTGTTTTGGTTTAGCGTAGGGAATATACAGTTGGCCAAGTTGCCAGATGCTGGAGTGCCCAAAGCAGGAGTTACCAAGGCAGGGCTGTTGGATAGCACAACACTGCCAGAACCCGTGGATGTTGTGACGCCTGTACCGCCTCTGGCAACAGGCAAAGTGCCCGTCGTTCCGCCGTCAATAGGCAACCCGGTTACGTTGGTCATCACGCCGCTTGCAGGAGTACCCAATGCAGGGGTCACCAATGTCGGGCTGGTGGCGAACACCAAAGCACCTGAACCGGTTTCGCCCGTGACGGCTGCAGCCAAGTTGGCCGAGCTGGGGGTTCCCAAAAACGTGGCTACGCCAGCGCCCAAGGAGGTAAGGCCTGTACCACCAGAAGTTGCGGCCAGCGGGGAGGCAAGTGTGAGGCTTGGCAGGTGGTCGTTCTGGAAGCTGAAGTTGGTTCCGTCAGACCAAACGGTCACAGTCTTGCCCGCAGGGATTGTTACGCCAACTCCGGCTGCCGTGGTGTTGCCCAGCACGGTGGAGTTGAAGAGCGTGGCGGCGTAAATGCTGGCGTTGTAGATAACGTAGGTCTTCTCGGCCGGAGGCGCGTAGACGTTGAACGCTGCGGTGGTGGTTGTGGTCAGTGCAATCGACATGTTGCGAGACTGATCCGCTGCGCCATTAAGCGCAGTCAACGCTTGGTTGGCCGAGGTGACGGACACCGAGACGTAGCCTGCAATCGCAGACTCAATCAAACCACCAAGGTTGGTATTGGTGGTATTGCCCCACGTACCGGCCTGTGTGCCGGTTGTGATGAGTTCAATCCGAAGACTGGGTGAATAGGTGCTCATGATTTTTCCTTAAACGGCGTCAATGACGGTCCAGTCTGGGGTTTGCGTATCGTCAATTTGTGACCAAGTCGTCCCTGCGGGGTCGTAGCGGGTAACCACATCGCCAGCAAACGGGATTACACCAAAATTTGCATCCCCGAACACCGCGATGTCCTCGATTGTCGTCGGGCGAAGGATGTCTGTCCAGCCCGGAATCTGGGTGTCATCAATGTCGTTCCACAGGAACGAGCCCACCAAAACGTCTGCCGCCTGCACGTTCTCAGCCACGGACGCCAGCAATGCGGCAGTTGCCACCACGGAGTTGAGGATAGCCGTTGTCTGCTCAGAAACGGTTGCAGGGAATGTGGCAGTGGCGGCGGCTGTTTCGGATGTTGTGGCGAACTCCTCCACGCTGGCCGGGACAATCAGGTTGGCTACAGCGGTATCGGCAGCTGTTGCGCTCTCGTTGACCGTAGCCGGGAAGACAAAAATACAGACCGTGGTGTCTGCGGCAGTGGCGGTCTCTGCAACGATGGCTGACGCCACAAAAATGGACGCCGTGGTGTCTGCGCCGCTGGCTGCTTCTGCGATCTGGGTGGCGTATGTGGGTAGGCCCGTGAATGTCCCGACCGCCGCTGCAACCTCAGTCAGTGCTGTGGGGAACGTGGCGGCTGCAGAGGTAGTATCGGCTATGGTCGCGGCGTCGCTGAGCGCAGCGAACACGACAGAAGTGGAGGCGGTTGTGTCTGCCCCGGTTGCAGTCTCGGCTGCAAGGGCTGTGAAAACTGTTGTGGATGTGTTTGCATCCGATGCCTGCGTCAGCTCACTGGTCAGGCAAGCAAAATTTGTGACTGCCGCACACGTATCGAGGGTTGTTGCTGTTTCAGCTATGGTCGCTGAAAACTCTGCCCCCGGTGCAGAGGCATACGGCAGTTGTGCGTATGCGGCAGTTCCAAACATTACTGCACGACTTGAGGCTGCTCAGCCTGCTCGGGCACTTTTACCTGCGGGGCAGCTTGCTCTTGGATCGCTTGGATGATTGGAGCGACTTCACCGTAGGGGCGGGTGCCGAGGTAGTTCAACACGCCGTTGAGTAGGGACAGTTTGAGAGTGATGTCTTGGTCTTGCATGCAAGTCTCCAGAAGGTTGATGGAGCGTAAATTATGCCGCAGCCCAAGGCAGCGGAGGGGTCACCACGGGTGGGTTGATCTGGTTGTTGATTTGCTGCTGCACAGCGGCTTCTGTGGCTGCCTTGTCAACGCCATTGGCCCAAATCCAACCAAGGACTTGCTGCTCGGTGAGCTGGTCGTAGGGCGTGAACGCCGAGCCTGTTGGGGCTGGTACGCCGCAGGTGCTGTAAACGCTGCCGCTGTATGTCTGGCCGCTGGCTGTCTGGCTGCCGGAGCAGGTCCAGTGCACGGTGAACACCACGTCGGTGTGGCCGTCCTCTTGCGGATAGCAGTCCATGGCTGTCACGTCCCAAGTCATGGTGACGGAGTTGAGGGTATCGGTCATGATGAGTCCTTTCAGTTTGATTCAAGTGCCGCGACACGGGCGGTCAGGGTTTGGATGATGGCTTGTTGTTCTTGGATGCACTTCATCAGCGCATATTGCAAATCAGTCTGGTACACAGACAGGCGCATCTTGGGTTCTTCTTCAGTGCCCCAGTTGCTTTCCGCGACCAATTCAGGAGCCACGGCCTGAACATCTTGCGCGACCACACCCAGCGTAGCGCCGGGGTCTTCTTCCATGTTCTGGTCGATGTAGTTGAAGGTCTGAACAGGGATAGCGCAGATGGTTTCAAGATAAGACTTGGCAGGAGCGAAGTTGGTCTTCTCACGGCGGTCGGACAGGTTGACGTTGTTGCCTTGGTAGTTGGCGAGGCCGCCGTTTGAATAAAATGCAAATCTGGTGGTGTTACCGCTATCGAGCCCGAGCAAGAATGTGCTTCCAGTATTATTTGGTGATGCGCCCGTGTAACGAATCAACAGACCCTGTGGCGTGGACGATGCTGTATTTATGACAGCAGTGCACCAATCGTTGTTAGTGTTTTTCAAAAACGTGTGATAAGTACTGGCCGTAGCCCCCACCAGCAAGTTACCGCTGGAGTCGAGGGTCATCAGGTTAGAGCCATCGCCGTAACCTTTACCGCCTTTTTTCCACTCAAACGAGCGCCCACCAATGTTGTTGTCGCTGTCGTTCTGGAACACCATCGAATAACGCGAACTGATGACGGCGTTGTCGTTGTTGTTGAAGCCGATGCTGGACGAACTGCTGTTGGGTACTTGGCCGATTTGAAGAAGGCCGCCGGATGCGGTTGCGCTGGTGGTGCCAATCAGGAAGCGACCGCTGGAGTCGATACGGGCGCGTTCGGTGTTGTTGGTTCCAAACAGCATCGAAGCGTTTTCACGGTTAAATAAGTAGGCATTCCCTGAAGCATCGGCTATCAGGTCAAAACCATCGGACGCTGTGTTGCCTGTCCCAGCGTTTGACAACTTGAGATATACCGATGTTGAACTTGGTGTGTGAAAATTGACGTTGACTGTCCCTGCACCACCAGACGCAATGGATGTCGTCCCCACCCCCAAATTCCCACTCGCATCCAGCGTCATCGCCTGAGTAAAGCTAATAGCGTTACCTGCTGTGCCGGAGGGGGCGTTGAACCAAATGTGAAACCCAGAATCCTGCTCGTATCTTGACGCTCCGCTAGTGGTTTTGTAAATCCATGAGCCTCCTGCGTTGCGGAAAGAGTTGGACGAAAAACCGCTTGTAGGGGTGGTTACTCGACCGTACAAAGTCGCATATGTTGAAACGTCAATCGCTTTGTAGTCGGCATTCCAAGCACTCGGAGTAACCCCCAAGCCGAGGTTGCCGGAGGAGTCGAGGCGCATGCGCTCGCCACCAATGTTGAACGCCAGTTCAGTACCAGAGCCAGCAAACAGGCTTGCAACTCCACCAATAGAGCCAATACCGATGGTTCGTGTCGAAGTTCTGTATTGCAACTGGTTGTTATCTGCGCCAACAACATCCAACTTACAAGAAGGCGAACTCGTCCCAATACCGAGGTTGCCGGAGGAGTCGAGCATCATGTGATTGATGCCAGAATTTGTTGAGAAATTTAGCGTTGAGTTTTTCCAAGACACATAGCCATTTGCGGTGATGTTGTCTGTAAATTGAATTGAAGAGTCTGCACCGCTTGCGCCAGAAATCAGTTTAAGTATTGGATTTGCGAAAGTGGTTGTGGATGTTGCTGTGGAGTTGGTTAAAACAGCAATACTTCCAGTGCCAGCAGCTCCGGTAACTGCTAGTTTTGACCCCGGCGAACTCGTCCCAATACCCAGACCTGTGCTGGTCAGGCGCATTTGTTCGGCAGAGTTGACGTAGAAGGCTACCGGGTGGTTTGTTGTAGTGCCGATATAGTTCAGTCCGCTAAACGAACCAAAATATGATGTGACAGTGCCGCCAGTTTCCGTAGTCTTGAAAAATGCACTTGAAGCACGAGTAAGTGCAAGTTCCCCAGATGCTCCAGCATCAAACGTCAGCGCAGACCCAGTGGTCAGGACTTTGGAGCCGTTGAGGTAGGCTACTCCGTTTGCTGTGCCGCCGCCCAGAGTCAGGTTTGTCCCATCAAACGTCAGGTTTGCCGAGTCCACCAGCGCACCGCCAGTGCTGGCGTAAGTCACACGACCCGAAGTCAATCCCGAGTCAGCAAGGTCAGCCACCGTCAGGCGGGTGCCGTTGAAGGTCATGTTGGCGCTGGTAGCCAGTGTGCTGGTGGAGTCGGCGTAAGGAACTCCGTTGGCTGTGAATGCAGCTACGCCGGTCAGCAACCCCGAGCCACCTTCTTGTACAAGAACAGACCTGCGAGCAGGCTGGGTCAGGATAACGTCCTTGGTGCCGGTACCAAAGTTGACCAACGACCCTGCGTTGCTGGAGGCCAGCACGGTTGCACGCGACAGCGTGTTGCCCGACGAGGTGTACGCACCAATACCTACTTCCCACGCACCGTTTTGCGCATCGATGATGGCGTAGTACGTGGTGTTACCGTTACCGATGACTGAGAAGGCCTGAAAGCCGGAGTACGGCCCGGCCAGTGTGAGTGTGCCCGTACCCGAAGTGAGTGTCGTCTCCCGGACACGATCAGCGATAACGAGTGGCATATATCAAACCCCTGTCAGTACATCTTCAGCAAACCAACGCTCTTGCTGGTTGCCATCTTGGTCAACCCATTGCAGCAGGTAATGGACCACGCCGTCTTCGTCCATGCGCAGCGCAAGTACAGGCCCCTCGGGGACAACCGTGCGGACTTTGACAACTTGATTTCGTGCGAATTTAGTGGCCATGATTCACCTCAAGCAGCGTCAAGGCTGAAAGTGTAAGTCACTGTAATGGTGTCCCCGGACACCACACTGCGGTCGCCCGGAGCTTGGAAATCAGCAGCGGAAAACAAAATACCTGTCGTGCCGCCCTTGGTGTTGTTGCTTGTCAGGAACGCCCCACCAACCACCGTAGTGCCGTTGATGCTGTACGTAGCAGGCGAAGCCGAGTTTGAAATCACCGAAGGGTCAGCCGTGGTGGCCGTACCAAAAGAGCAAGCCGGACGTGTGGACTGGCTGTATGCCGTAACTTCTGTCCATCCTGCGTGTGAAGCCATCGTGTCGCCAGCGGCGGGGCTGTTGGTGCTGCCCGAACCGTACAGACCAAGGAACCAAGTAGCGGTGTAGCTGCTACCGCTAAAGTACTTGGTGTTCATGTCCTGCAGGCCCACGTTCACCACGAGGTTGTGCGACTCGGCTTCCCACTTCAGGCTACCGTCTTCGCTGTGGCACGCGATCTTGAACACACCGCCACCCTTGAGACCTTCGCCAAAAGAGCGTGTGGCGCTAACGCCTGCTGCCACGGTATCTGTAGAACTTGCTTTTTCGATAGACATGATCGCTCCTTATGCGAAACGTATGAGCGCAGCGTCAGCCGTGTTGGCCGGTGTCTGCACAGTGAAAGTTGTGGTGGTCGTTTTATCGGCCCCGAAGTCCAATACCGCCACAGCCAAATTGCCAAGACTTGTATTGTAGATAAGCGCACCGCGTGCAGTGAAGCTGGCCGGGTTCCAGACCACGTTGTCGAAGTCCAAAAAAGCCGTGGTGCCAGACTGCTGAACCGTCACGCCGGTAATCACATTGCCTCCGGCGGTGTAGCCTGTGCCCACAACTTCATCGGTCGTGGTGTATGTCAGCGTACCAGCGCCAAGGTCTGCATTGGCGGTGTATAGGGCCATCTTGAGCGTACCTGTAGCCAGAGCCTGCAGTGCAATGAACTTGGCCTGCGTGGTGAGAGTTTGGTCAAACGCCATATCAAGTCACCGCCTGTCGGTACTGCCCGGAGCGGTAAGCGTCTTGTCTTTCGAGTCCGTCGCCCAGACGTTTTGCAAGTGCGAGCGCCTCTTTGTACTTGCCGTCGTACAAAGCCACCATGTCTTGCTCACCCTTCATGAACGTGATCGCTTCAACCAAAGAGCCATACAGCAGCACCGTATCAAAGTTGTCACCCAGCCAAGTGCGGCCATCGGCCGTCACGGAGATCGACTCGGGGTAGAAGAAGTAGTGCAGCTCCACGACATACCGCGCATCAGGCGTTGGACCCAAAATGAACGACAGCTCATCACTGTTGGCAAAAGACGGGCCAAACAGCGCGTAGTACTTGGGGAACCCGGTGGAAGAAGGGGTGGGGTACGCCTGCCGGATGAAGTTGACGTCCTTGTTGAGCAAATACTCGTAGGAGCCGTCAGGAGCCACCGCAGCGATGGAATAAGACGCCAAGAAGTCGGCTGGGCAAGCCAGATACTTGTTGTTGGAGGAAGTAGCCCCTGTCACGTTGCGACGCAACGAGGGGAACTGCACCGTGTTGAAAATGCGCTGCTCAGCCTGCTGCACGAACACCGGAATGTTCGCAACAAAGTCCTGCTCAAAGTTCTGCGTGTAATCGCAGATTGCTGCGCGCAACTCGGTGT